GTCATATCAACATTTTAATCATGGTATTGACTTTAAAAGTACATGGGGTGCTAAAGCATTTAATAACTTAATTGTTAATTGTTATGGTAATGGTATTAATTTAGAAGGTAATGCTTCTATTAGTAATGTTGATAATTATATTTATAAAAATAAAATTGAATTTAATAAACGCTGTGGTGTTGAGTTAGGAGTACATTCAGCTACATTAGATTGCACAATGAATATTATTGGTTTTCATGATTTATTTGGTATTCGTTTAAGTAATGTTGATACTAGAGTTATAGGCAATCACGTATTTGCTTGTAAATATAACATTATTCTTGAAAGTATGAATAATCAAGTAGTAGGTAATCACGTAGAGTCTGCAAGAGAACATGGTATTGTAGCTTCTGGTTCAGAACAAGGAATGATTGTTGCAAATACATCTGTTAAAAATAGTAGAACATCTGCCTCTGATTTACAAGCAGGACAAGAAAGTAATGCAGGAGTGTACTCGGGTATATACGTAACTGCTGATGCTCTAGGAAGACCTAATAAATCTCTTTTAATAACAAATAATAGTACACATTCAGAAGATGTTACTGAAAAAAGACCTAATGGTAAGGAAACACTTCTTCAAAATTATGGTTTAGAGATTAAAGATTCTTTTGCTTTTGATGAACTTATTGTTACTAACAATAACTTTAGAGGTGCTGAAAATGGTGGTATTAATAAAAAATATTTTAAAAATGCTGTAATAAGAGATAATTTCCCACTAGACGAACATATATCAGTGGAAGAAAGATTTTATGATATTATTGGTGATACAAATATTACTAAAACATTATCTATAGGTGCATATGCTGAAATTGGTAATTTTTACCAAGGACCTGTAGCATGTTTTGATATTGAAATTGGTTATTACGGTAATGGTTCACCTCAACCACATGGTTTTTATGGTAGCTATAGGTTATTTATAACTAAAAGAACTGGTTCTGATTATTCATATGATCTAGTTTCATTAGGTGGAACACCAACACTACCTACTATTACAGAAACAGTTGTTACAAACACAGACCGAGAGTTTTTGTTACAGTTATCTGTTGAAAATCAACGTAATATTAGTATTTCTTCTAGACAAAGATTTGATAATATTCCTTCATCTTACATAAGAGTGTTACAAACATTAGATGATATTGTAGATTATGCTCTTGTTGGTGGTCAATCAAGTGGAGAATATAGGTATTTACGTGCGAATGATACACTAAGAACATTATCTTCTAATGGTACTGAGTATTTAAATGGTGCTAGTATTGGAACACCTGTTTTAACTGCTAATGGTGGTTCATGGTATGACTCAAATGCATTAAAACAAAAAGTTGGTGGCTCTGGTTGGCAAAAGTTTAAAGATGCTCTTATAAATAATGACACTAAAATGTTATCTAAAGTACAAAACGTAATTTGGGATCATGGGGAATCTGACTTTATACTTACATTCAGAGCAGGGTATAAAGAAGGTATTGAAAAGATTTTTGAACAAGCTAGGTTTATTAAAACAGGTTTAGAATTTTTTATTACCATCCCTCAATCTACATCTAATCCAGAAAATGGTGTACAGAATTGGGATGGTTCCACAAAAGATCAATCTGCACAAATGATTAGAGATGTTTATTATGAATTAATTGATGAAAATGCTTTTATTAAAAAAGGTGCAGAACGTTTTGACTTAGAAATGGAAGACGATGTGCATTTGACAGAAGCTTCTTATGATATTTTAGCTGCTAGAGATTATCAGATTATTAATGGCGGTGCTATTGGACCAGAAGTAACTGCTGTAAATTTAACAGGTACAACATTAACTATTACTATTACTCATGATGGGGGTACTGATATTACTCCTATTACAGATATTCAAGGATTTTATTTTGACGATAATGGAACAGAAATTACATTATCTAATGTAAGTAGAATTGATGCTACTACTATTACAGCTACTTTAACTTCTGTTCCTACTAGTTCTAGTAGAACATTGTACTACATATATGGTGATATTAATAATGGTAGGGTTAGTGATTTAACTAAGTTGGTTAAAGATAATGCTTCATTATCTATGCCATTACGTTCTATGAAATGGAATTTAGATGCTTAATACTAGACATAGAGATAGAAGTAGATATATGCAATTGAACTTAGGTTATATATTAGATAGCTTAAGTTTTGTAAATGATTTGTATATATTTAGACCCCAAGATGCTGTTATAATTAATGATAAAATTAGTGAAATACCTGATTATAATGGCTCTTCCGCAAAATTTGAACAAACTGTAGAAAGCTACAGACCTACTTTAAGTAATGATAATACAATTGATCTTGGTTTAAGTAACACAGATATTAAAGGTTTTGTATCGAATGAACCGCTTACATTCCGTGAAATATTTATTGTAACAAGCTATGATGTAAATAATGATGATGTATTAGAAACAGAATTTAGTAATTTTCCTACATTATGGTCTGGTACAGAAGAAAATACTGGAGGTAAACGAATTGCAGGTGATGGTAGAGTAGCAGCAGAAGACGATTTATTAACAAATGCTTCTGTTCATGCTACAGGTAAAGTAAGATTAGGATTAAATCAAACAGAAGTTAATTTAGATATTGTTCCCTTACCTCTAACTGTAGTTAGTACAGCAGTAAATGATTTTAATGTGGTTTTAGAAGAGACAGATACAGTAACATTAGGGTATAATTCACAATTTACAACTAGATCATGGACAGGTCCTATAGGAACTATTGTTGTTTCAAAAGTAGCTTTATTGAATTCTCAAAGAATTGAATTAATTACTGCTTTGAATAAAGTACATAATATTATTTAGGAAGGTAAAATAATATGACATGCACAGATAATTTACCTATTATTGATTTTTGTAATGTAAAAAAAGGTGCTGATTTTACACAATTATTAACTTTTGCTATTAAAAATGAAGAAACTGGTGTTGAAACTATACGTGATTTCAGTAATGTTACTTCGGCTAGATTAATTATTAAAGAAAAGATATACAGTTCTAGTAATTTGATAGAATTAACATTAGGGTCTGGTTTAACTTTAAATACTACTAATGGTACGTTATTGATAAAACTCACTGCTGCACAAACAGGAGCTTTAACAGTTCAAAGCGGAGTATATGATTGTTTTTTTACTTATGCAGATGGATCAGTAGAAGCTGTGTTTGAAGGTAAAATTATATTTAGACAAGGTACTATATAATGACAGAAGTAATTAAACAAAGTGTACCTTATACTATTATTAAAACGGATGAGCAAAATACTATTATTAAAACGGATGAGCAAAACGTTAAAATAATACAAACAGCTTCTGTATTTGGTACTTTAACAGGAGCAGAAATAAAAGCTTTGTATGAAGCTGAGAATGATACTAATGTTTTTACAGATGCTGAGAAAACTAAATTAAATGACTTAAATATAATTCAATATTTAGGTGATCCCACAAATACAGATTATTCTGATAGTAATTATTTTTATTTTGGGTATTCTAATATTAATGGTAATTATATTATTGAAAGACAAGATAGAACATCTAGTGTATCATTACGTGCTACTGTGATTAATAACCCAACTTATACTGTATATAACAACGCATGGACAAATAAATCGAGTTTAGTTTATGCTTAAAAACTTATTTGTTTTGTTTACACAGCCTGATGATTTTAAAAATAATCCTTATGGATTACTTACAAATCAGGTAAGTCATGTTGCTTTATCAACTTTGTTATCAGTAACTATAGTACATTGGATTTCTATAGATTGGTTATTTTTAATTATTGGTTTTTGGTTAAGTTGGGAATATTATCAGTTGTTCTTTCGTAATGCTAAATTAAAAGATACTTTAATTGATTTGTTTTTCGAGTGTGGTCCTATAATATCTATTATGGTTTTTGAGACTAATTTAAATTATATACTTATAAGTCAATATATAATATTATTTATATTACTTGTCTATGTAAGCTTTAAGGTGAAATAAATGGCTTTTGTTAGAAATAAAAAATTATCCTCTGTGTCTATTAATACAGCCACGCTAGAAGTAGTGTTGCCTGAATTTGAAGATGGAGATCTTCTTTTAATATTTGTAGTAGCTGACGGTAATAGAACATTATCTATTTCTTCTGGATGGACTGAAAATGAAAGTGGGAATAATATTTCTGCAATAGGGTACGGGATTTTCTATATAGAGAATGCTACTGGTTCAATTGGTAATCCTATAATTACTTTAAGCGCTAATGATACAGCTACAGCAGTTGCTATATCCGTAGGAGGTGTACCTACAACAAATGTTATTGAAGCTTCTACAAGTGCTTCTTTACTGGCTCCTAATAGATCTGAGTTAAATTTTTCAGGTATTACAACATTATCGGATGATGCATTAGTGCTTCATTTAGTAGGCAATTCTGCTACAGGAGGTATGGCTAGTGATGTTGGGTTGAGAAGGATTTCAGACGAAATTGGTTATATAGGTGAGAGTGCTTTTATGTACGAAGAAACTGTTCCAACAGCAGGAAGTTCTTCAACGGGAAAATTTATTCAAAGCACTAACACAAATGGTTTGTATAAAGCTATATCAATTAAAGATGGTTCTAGTGGTACAAAAAAAAGAGCATATCAAGTATCAGGCGGACTAGAATTAATTAATGGAATGCAAGGTCTTTTAGACAGCACATGGAGAGTTGGCGGAAGTATTCCTAGCGATGTTACCGAAGAAGCAGATTATGGAACTATATCTGGCAAAACTTTTAGAGCATTAGAAGGCATTGCAACCACAGGAGATGCGAATACAGTTCCTTTTATGTCTGCTGCAAGATTTAAGATTGATAGAGGGCCATATTATTCTGGGTTAAAGATATTAATGGATAGGTATGGTTCGGGAGGTACAAAAGATATATCAAATAATAATGTTGCTCTAGCTGTAACTATGCACCAATTATCGTTAAATAATTTGGTGAAACTTCAAACTAAAGCTGAATTAGGCTATTCTATTGCTTTGGAAGATAATACAGGAAATTACGTTATTCATGCAATTTCAGGATCAGATTCTACTTCTCCTAAGATTTCCCCTGTAGACCAACCTTGTCTAGTTCAAGCGAGTACCCCAAATCCTATATCTAGCTCTGGAGTTTTTGATAGCAGTAATTTGACAAAAGTGGCATTTATGGCTTCTTCTCTAAATGCCACAAACCTTAGTATATATTTTTGTAATGTTGGTATTTTGTCTGCAATTCAATTGGCAGGAGGATCATCTTTACTTCCGATTAACCAAGAATTTATTTATGAGGTTTCTTACGCAAATTTAGGGTATTTTATTAAAAATATTGGTAATAGTATTATTTCATATACTCCTTGGATTTTTGGTAATGGTACAGAAGATACTTATGTTGATTTCCAAGACAAAACAATTTCATTTCCAGAACATAGTGCTAATACAGGCGCACTAGTAGGAGATGATTTTTTTGGGTTACGTATAGAAAGTAGTGCAAACAGCGATTTTAATTTTACTGGTTCAATTATTAGCAGCGCGGCACCATTTTATTTAAACATTATTAATGGTTTAGGTAATATAAATTTTACAAACTCTACTATCTCAGGCACAAAAGTTTGCAACTTGAGAGGCAACTTTACAGGATCATCAATAACTCCTCAGTCTGGAAGTTTTGTAGATGATTTTGATGCTACAATTTTAAATATTAATATTAATGGTGATCTCAGATTAAATTCAGTCCGTGATCTAACAAATGTGACAGCAAGCAAAATAGTTGTTCAAGATGCAGGAACTTATAATTTCACAAATGTTACCATTGACGAAATTGAAAATATATCTGGAGGTGTGGTTAATATTGTTTCTGATAAATCTATTGCTACACAAACAAATACAAGTGGTACTTTGAATGTACAAGATAGTTTCTTGTCATTCTCAGGTGTAGATTCTTGGAATATTTATGCTAGTGCGTCTGATCGTGATGCTAATACAAATTCTATAGCTAATGGTACTGGATCAGATGTTTATCGTTTTACTTTTGTTGCAAGTACAACGTATTATTTACGACTTACTGTTTCAGGCGAAACTTTATTTAAAGAAAGTACACCAACACAAGCAGGAGAGACATCGGTTTCACTAAATACAGCAAGTCTTTTAAATAGCGTAAATGCTTCTTTGTCTTACATTCAAAGAAACGTATATGTTGATACAAGTTTATCTGAGAATGGTACTGGATCAGCAACATCTAAGTATAATAATATTGATGATGCAGTGACCTTATATAAACAAGGTGGGTATATTGAAATTATTCTAACATCTTCATCAACAAATGTTGCTACATTAGGTGTAAATGCCGACCATGTTATTATTAATGGTACGTCACAAGATAGTTACTTAAACATTAATGGACAATCACTACAAGGTTCTACAATAAAAAATGTATCATTATATGGATCACAGGATTTAAATAATACAACAAGTTACTTTATAGATTGTGGTATTGTAGGTAATAGTGATTTTGTAGGAAAATTAGAAAATTGTGGTTTTTATGGAGATGGTACTAATCCATTAACAGTTTCACTTCATGGTTCAGTTGAGCTTCTTGAATGTCGTTCTTCTAGTGTTCAAGATACTAATTTTGATTTCACCAATGCTCTAGGTGTTATTTCTCATGATTGGAAAGGTGGGCAGCATAAGATTGATAATCTTACTGGATCAAAGCTTTACACATTATATGCAGATCGTGGAGAATGCGTGATTAATGCTTCCTCTACAGGTGGATTTGTCACTGTAAACGATATGGTTGTTACGACAGATAACGGAACATCTACTGTATTAAATTCAAACACAACAGAGGTGAAGTCTGATACAATCATTGAAGATACAAATGAGCTTCAAACAAATCAAGGGCAATGGGTAACGGCGACAGGTTTTGCAACGCCAACAAATGTATCCAACGCACAAACAGCCATTATTGCAGAAGTGCAGCAATCGGAAGCGGATGTTATTGCAGCTTTACCAACACCTGATGAAATGACAGAAGCAGAGCTTCATTCTGCATTAGACAGCTATGCCAATAAAGACAACTGGAAAGCAGATGTATCAAGTCTTTCAGCAGATGTTAATGTAGTAGAAGTTAATGGTGTAGCTATAACAAGTATTAATGATTTTAAGGCAGATATTAGTAATTTAGCTTTAGAAGCTACTGTGAACGCTTTAAATAATTTATCTAGTGCAGATATTACATCTGCTGTACCTACTACAACACAAATAGCTACTGCTGTAGAAGCAGCTTTAATTGATGAAGGTGATGGACAACAGTTAATAGATGCTATTTTACAAGTTATTAATTCTAATTTAGATTTACCTGCTCTAGAGTTAACGGCTATTGCACAAGCTGTAAGAACTGAATTGACTACTGAATTAAATGATATAATACTAGCTAAAGATCATGCAGCAGCAGCTAATATACAAACAAAACAAGTATAGTATTTTTATATTATACTTTTTTATGTTAGCATGTATAAAACAATAGGAGTTTTTTATGGAAGAATTATTTAATGACCCTACTAAATTAGCTTTAGTATCAGGAATTATAAGTGGGATGTTATTAATTGCTTACTATGTAGTTAGATGGACTAAGAATAAAACAGATGATAAAATTTTTGATATTGTAGTTAAAATTTTAAATGTTTTTGGCATTAAGTTTAATAAACCAACTAAAAATAATGACTGAATTAGTTACCTTAATTATAGTTGTTGTTATACTGGGAATAATTGCTTATTTTCTAGGTAAATCTAATCAAAAAAATAAGCAATTAAAATGTGAATTAGATGAAAATAGTAGAGTTGGCGAGTTGAACGATGAAATATCTAGTAAAGTCTATAATATGTCTAAGTCTGATCTTTATAAGTTCTTGCGCAAAAAGTAACTGTAATTTGTGTACTTCTTTAAAGGTTTATACTCTTGATAAAGAAGATAAAGTAAACGAAATAGCTTTACGTTCAATGGTCCATAACCAAATGATAATTAGAAAAGGATGTAATAAATGAGTATGTATGATGTTGTAGTTCCTTTTGTAGCTAAATGGGAAGGCTTAAGGTTATATCCTTATTTCTGTTCAGCAGATAAACCAACAATAGGTTATGGAGAAGTTATTAGATCAAATAAACAATATGGTGTACATAATGGTTCAGATTTAATTAACTACTGTAATTCTATCAGAAAAAAATATTCAAAACGTAAAACTAATAATATAATTAGGCAGCACTATGGTTCTATAATTACTAAAGAAAAAGCTAAAGAGGATTTAATAAAATTACTAAAAGAAGAGTATTGGTATAAAATCAGAAGATATTTACCCCAAGGAATGACAGATAATCAATGTGCTGCTGTATTATCTTTTACTTATAATGTTGGTGTACATAATTTTATTAATTCTACTTTATTACGTAAGCTTAAAGAAGGTAATATTCAAGAAGCAGCTAATCAATTTTTAAGGTGGAATAAAGCTAGAGTTAGAGGCAAACTTACTATATTAAAAGGACTTACTAATAGACGCAAAGATGAACGTAATTTGTTTTTAAGTGAGTAAGTTGTAATGGATAATACTGAAATAAAAAATATTTACACAAAATTAGAAAAAAATACTGAGCGTATTTCTAATTTAGAAAAAGAAGTACCAACTTTATTATTAAAAACTGAAACAACTGAAGCAACGGCTAAAGAAATTAAAGATGATGTTAAAGAGATACGTACTGCTCTACAACAAATCAGTATCACTATGACGGCTAATAATACTAAATCAATAAGTTTACACGAAAGACATTGGTTAGCTATAGCAGGCATAGCTACATTAGGTGTTATGGTTTTAAATAAATATTTAGATAAAGTGTAATTTTATGGGTAATATTAAGTTTGTGCTTTGTTTTTTAGTAACTATACCTCAACTATATTTTGTTTTAAGTTATGATGCTTCTACTATAATACTACAATTTATAACTTTACTAAGTCAAATATCAGGTATTTTATTCAATGTATTTTTTGGGTATTGTTGGTATAAAAGATACGTTATTTCTACTAAAACTATGTTTTATTGTTTTATAGCGTTATTTATAAGTAACATTATATTTGCTGCTGCTGGGCATATTTTTGTTTATGATAAAATATATTTAAATTTTGGTTTATATTTATCATTATGGATTATAATAGCACACTTAATATACAATTATGCACATGTAGAATTTCTTTTAAAGTATTTAAAAAGATATAAGTAAAATCTATTATCTTGAATAATAGCTTATTTAACATTATGATAACTACATAATGTAACCAAAGAAAAGAATTAATATGGCTTATAATGTATTTAAACCTAGTTATCAAAGCGGATTAGTTATTAATGCAACTACAACTGCCTCTGAACACACAGTAAATGTTCAGAATAAACATAATGCTGTTATTACTAATTTAGGTGATAATTTTGCATATATTGTTTTTTATAAAAACTCTAATGGTGCTGTAGTTGCAAATGATACATGTTTTATTATTCCCCCTAAAGCACAAATATCTTTAGATATTGCAGATAATGATGATAGAGTTAGTGTTTTAGCAGTAGATGCTGCAACTGATCTTCATGTTATTTTTGGTGATGGTGCTTAATAATGGAAGAAAGTAAACTCAACTTACAAGAACCAATGACAGATTGGGATAATGAGCCTCAGTTAAGTCAGTTAAAAGCTGAGTTTACTGGAGCTAAACAAACTCACGATACATTCATGGAAAATGTACGTAGATGGAAAAAAATCAAGAATATAAGCACTAATAATGCTACTAAAGTTAAAGGTTTTAGTAATATTCAACCTAAAACTGCTAGAAAGCATTTAGAGTGGAGATTACCTAAACTTAGTGAGCCATTTTTAAATAAAAAAGACTTATTCTCTATAAAACCAAGAACATTTGAAGATGTAAATTCAGCTAGACAAAATGAATTGGTTTTAAACTACCAGTTTGACAATAAGATTGATAAAGTAGCTTTTATAGACGAATTTGTCCGTAGAAATGTAGAAGAGTCTATTTGTATTACTAAAACATTATGGGAACGTGAGACAGAAATACAAATTGTCACTAAACCTATGTTTTCTTTAATTGAACCTTCTAGTGAAGAAGAGTTATTAGCTTTACAAGATGCTGTAGAATTATTTACACAGAATAATAATGCTTTTCGTGATTTACCAGAAGAACTTCAATTTGCTGCTAAACAATTTTTAGAATCAGGTATACCAATGATTGGTGTTATTTCTGGTTCAGAAGAAATTGAAGAAGAAGTTATTTTAGAAAATAAACCTGTTGTAGAAATAGTTAATCCTGATAATTTTTATATTGATCCAAATTGTGGTAAAGATTTTAATAAAGCTATGTTCTGTATTTATAGTTTTGAGTCTTCTATTACTGAACTTAATAAAACAGGTAAGTATGTAAATTTAGAAAATATCAATTTAGAGAACAATACTCCTTTAGCTGATGCAGAACATTTATCTACAACATTAGATAATAGTTTTTCTTTTAAAGATAAAGCACGTAAAAAGTTTGTAGTGTATGAGTATTGGGGGTTTTATGACATTAATAATGATGGTCATTTAAAACCTATTTTAGTTTCATGGGTTGGTGATGTTATTATTAGGATGGAAGAGTCTCCTTTTCCTTTAAATAAGTTACCTTTTGTTATTTCTTCTTATATGCCAGATATTGATAGTGTATATGGTGACAGTGATTTAGAATTATTAGAAGATAGTCAAAAAGTTATAGGTGCTTTAACTAGAGCTATGATTAACCAGATAGGCAAATCAGCAGCATCACAAACTGGTATGCCTAAAAATTATCTTGATCCAATACAGAAAGAAAAATATATTTCTGGTCAAGATTATGAATATGATGCAGCACAATTACCTCCTCAGCAAGCTATCTATCAACATGATATTCCTGTTATTAGTCCAACTACATTTAGCTTTTTACAACAACAAAATGCAGAAGCTGAAAGTATTACAGGGACTAAAACTTATAATGAAGGGTTAAATGCTAGTTCTCTTGGTTCAGTTGCTACAGCAGTTAAAGGTACACTTAATGCTGCTAGCGAAAGAGAATCATCTATTTTACGTAGATTAGAAGATGCTATACAAGAAATTGGTAAAAATATTATAGCAATGAACCACATCTTTTTAGCAGAAGAAGAAGTTATTAGAATAACTAATGATGAATTTGTAACTATTCGTAGAGAAGATTTACAAGGTTTTTTTGATGTTAAAGTAGATATAAATAGTCCAGAAGCTAATGAAAAAAAAGCAGCAGATTTAGCTTTTTTACTACAGACTATAGGTCCTAATATGGATATTAATATTAATATGCGTATATTAGCTCATATAGCAAAACTTAAAAATATACCTGATTTAGAAGAAGAATTTAAAAACTTTAAGGTTGAGCCAACACCAGAAGAACGACAAATGCAGCAATTAGAACTACAAAAAGTTCAATTAGAGGTAGATAAATTACGTTCTGAAATTAAATTAAATGAAGCTAAAGCTCTTAAAGAAGAGTCAGAAGCTAGAAGTAATATTCTTAATGATGAATTAGATGCTACTGGTGTTAAACATGAAAGAGAGTTAGCTAAGCAACAAGCTCAAGCACATGGAAACCAAGAGTTAGAAATAACTAAAACTTTAGCTGGTTTAGGGGATGTAGAAACTGCTATTGGTTATAATCAAATGAGTAAAGAAAGTAATTAATGTTACCTAATGATAATAAGGACTTAAAAAAGTACGAAAAGTTAGTAAAACTTAGTGAAGCATTTAAATTGTTTACACGTAGTGCTAACTATAGAGAATTGTTTGAAGAATACTTATTTAAAGATAAAATACTAGAATTAACTGCTTTATTAAGTAAAACTGATAATAAAGAACATATTTATAAAGAATTAGAGTCTATTAGCTATTTACAAAACGTAATAGAAAGATTTATAGTTATGGAGAGTGATTACAAGGAAAACCTTGAATACATAAAAGGAAATAACAATGAATCTTGATATTAATGACGATGATAAATTTAGTGAAGAATTTGATAAAATGTTAGCTGAGGAAGCTACAAAAGATAATTCTGAACAAACTGAAATTGTTGAAAATACTGAAGAAGAGTCTAATGATACAGACGAAGAGGTACTAGATGAAAACGGTACTTCTGATACTAATAATAATAATGATGTTAATGAAGAAAATACTAATTCTGTAGATGAAAATATTGTTTCTGAAGAAGAAACAAATGAAGAAATTGAAGCAAGTAAAGAAAAAGTTAATTCATCTGGCTCAAAAGATGAAGCTGATGTATCTAGTAATGATAGTGAAGAAGAAGAGAAAACTGATTATAAATCTTATTGGGATTCTGTAACGAATATTACTGGTTATGGTGGAGTTAAAATTAAGATTGATAAACCAGAAGACGCTATTACATTAATTCAAAAAGGCTTGAATTATACTAAAAAGATGCAAGAAATTAAGCCATCTAAACAAATTATTGATACTCTTGCAGATAATGATTTACTGGATCACGATAAAATTAATTTAGCTATTGATATTATGAAAGGTAATAAAGAAGCTATTGCTAAACACCTTAAAGATTTAAATATTGATGGTTTAGAGATTAATACAGAAGAAGCTAATTATAATCCTTCTAATTATTTTATGAGCGAAGCAGATTATAATAATAGCGAAGTGATTAAAGAACTTAGTAAAGATACTCATGGAAGTGAGGTATTAAAAGCTGTATCATTATGGGATGAACAGTCAAGAAAAGAGTTAAGTAATAATTTTGAACGTGATCTAACAATGTTAGCTGAACATAAAAGAACTGGTCAGTTTGACGCTGTTATGGGAGACATTCAATTACATAAATCTTTAGGTAAACTATCAGGAGTAAGCGATGCACAAGCATACGTACACTTCTATACACAACGTTTTGGTAATCAACAAACTGCACAACAAGCTACTACTACTCAAAATAAAGTAGAGACTAAGCAGACAGAAGCTACACAAACGAAATCTAACCCAAAAGTAACAAACACAGATAAAGTTAATAGATTAGCTACAACTAAAAAAGGTAGTGTTAAAACACCTAAAAAGAATGTAAATGATTTATTAGCGGAAGCGCAATCAGACGAAGAGTTTGATAAAATATTTAACAAATATCTTAAACAAGGATAACTATTATGGTTATGCAATATAACGATCCAGCAGGTGGAACAGCTTCTACTGTTGGTACTCAAATCAGAACAGATCACTTTCATCGTAAAGCAATTATTGATAATAAAGATGAAGTAGTCTTTACACCTATGGCTTCAACAATGGAACAGCCAAAAAATAATGGTAAAACAATGAAATGTTTCCGTTATTTCCCAATTATTGATGATCGCAATACAGCAACAGGTGGTCTTAACGCAGCAGGTGCAACTATTTCTAATGCTAACCTTTATGGTGATAGCAAGAATGTTGGTGATATGCTTGCATTTAAACCTGTACTTACAGAAAATGATGCAGAAGTCAACAAAGTAAAAATGACACGTACAGTAGTTGAAGGTAATATTGAAAACCTTGGCTTTTTTATGTCATATACAAAAGACTCTATTGATTTTGATTCTGATGCTGATTTAATGCAACATTATATGCGTGAAATGCTTAATGCTGCTATTAAAGTTTCAGAAGAACTTCTTCAATACGACCTTCTTCAAGCAGCAGAAGTAATTCGTTATTGCGGTGAAGCTACATCTGATGCAACAATTACTGGTAATACTGGTTCTACAGCATCTTTAGTTACATTAAAAGATTTAACAGCAGTTACAAAAATCCTTAATGCTAATAAAACACCAATGCAAACAAAACTTGTTACTGGCTCTTCCTTACAAGATACTAAAGTAATTCCACGTTCTCGTTATGCATTTATTTCACCTGATCTTTCTGAAACAATTCGTAAGATGAAAGACTCAGATAATAACAACGTATTTATTCCTGCTGAACAATATGCTGATGCAGGTAATGAAAAATATGTTTCAGCTCGTGCTAAAGAAATTGGTGCTATTCGTGAAATTCGTTTCTTTGAGTATGAAGAAATGAAAGTTTATGCAGCAGCAGGTGCAGATGTAACAACAAATGGTGGTTATCGTTCATCTGATGATAGTGGCACAGAAAAGTATGATGTTTATCCAATTCTTATTGTTGGTGATGACTCATTCGTAGCTCTTACGTTCCAATCAAATGCTAAGACACAGAACTTTAAAATCCGTCACTTTAAACCAGAAGATATTAAAACAAAGTCTAATCCTTTCCAAAAAGAAGGTTTATTTAGTATTGAATGGTGGTATGGTTTCCTTCCTAAGAAGCCAGAACGTATTGCTGTTATTAAAACAGTTGCCGAAGAGTAATCTTTAGCGTATTTTAGTGTTAAGTAATTTTACTTAACACTATTTTTATATTAAAGGATAAGAAAATGACTGATATTCTCACAGAAGAAGAAAAAGAATTACAATTCTATAAAGAAGAAGCTAAAAGGCTTAATATTACAGTAAGAGGTAATGTATCTCTTAAAACATTGAAAGAAAAAGTTGAGACTGCTTTAGAAGCTGCTACAAATCCAGATAATGTTGATAATAAAGTAATTGCTAAAGCTAAAACAAGAGCTGAACTTAAGAAAGAGCAAAAAAAACTATTAAGATTTATTATTACAAATAATGATCCAAGGGATGCTGCACAAGATTATGGTAAAATTACTGTAAGTAATAATTTAGATACAATTTCTATAGCATTTCCACAAAAACCAGAATTATGTGGCGAAGATGGATGGTTTATTCCAGAAATTGCTTATAACGCTTTAAAAGAAAAGACTTTTGCTTATAATGAAAAAGTTAAGGATAATAACGGACAAGTAATAGGTATTAAACCTAAAACACGTAAAAAATATACATTCATTCGTATGGCTGATCTTACAGAAGAAGAGCTTAAAGAATGGAAGAAAAAAGCTAAACAGCAAGGTTAATTGATATGACATTAGGTACAGATGGTTGTGGTATTGTAGCAAGAGCAACAAGCAATTTAGATAGTTTAAAAGATACTTCTATTAACATTACAGAGGGAGACAAAACTAATGTAACTGTACCTAATGTTACTATTACTGAACCAATACAAATTACAAATGACTCTTTAACTGATACCAACATTACTGGTTCTGGTTTATTTGATGTTCTTATGCGTTCTATTAAAGCTCATTTAAAAGAAGAATTTAACGCTAATAGAATACATGGTAAAGAGTATAGTCAAGTTTACCTTGGTTCGGCACAATCAGCAATGAGTCAAGCTATACAATTTTTATTACAAAAAGATGTATCTTATTATCAAGCTATTGAAATTAAAGAAAAAGCTGTACAGGCTCAGAAACAAACAGCTATTACAGAAGCTTTGTTAGAACAAAGCAAATTAGATTTAGATATTAAATATTTGCAAGCACAAGCAGCTAATGTTGACTTAGCTATTAAAAAAGCTCAACTAGCAGATATTAATGCAGGGTATTGTTTAAAAGAAGCTCAAATTAATTTAGTAACACAACAAAAAGAATCAGAATTAGCTAGAGTTAGTGATACAAGATCAGATGGTGCTCCAGTAGCAGGTAGTATTGGTAAAGAAAACACTATTAAAGAACGTCAAGCTACACTATATCAAGAACAAGCAAGTGCTTATAGTACAGATAGAAAAGTTAAAGTAGCTAAAATACTTTCAGATGCATATGCTGTTAATAAAGCACAAGACCCAGATTTAACTCCTCCAACTAACTTTGGTAACACAAGTATTGATAATGCTTTAAACTCAATTAAAACAGACGTAGGATTATAATGTTGTGGGTTTATTTAACACTACTAAAAAGAAAACTAGAGTATATTCAAATACTTATAGCAATTCAGAAGATTTAACAGATCAAGATAATTACCTTATGGGTAAAGTAGTTGCAGCTACTTTAGACTCAAATGAGTCTGTTACTGATGCTGTAATTGATAGTTTTTTTAGTGGTCCTGCTTCTAATTTAGAGCGTTATAAACGTACAGCAGAGTCTATAGAGTATGAAGGTGTTATTCAAAGTACGTTAGGTAATTCTTATAACGTAGATACAACTGTTATAGCAGATTATATTAGGACTACATATGATTTACCTACCGATCCAACTGATGAACTAGTAATTAATGCAGCTACAATTAGTACACCAGAATTAGGTGATTTTGCGTATAAATATTTATTAGAAAATTATACCCAACAACAAATAGACCAACTTGTTTATACAGTAGAATTATTAAATAATTTTAACATTAGAATTGAATTTGAAGACTTAAGTTTTGTTGATGTAGCTTTACCACATGAATGGGATTTAGATGATTTATATTTATCATCTTATTATTTATATAACCAAGCTGATTATAGTGATTCATTAATAACAGGTGTATTAATTGAAACAGATACATTACCTGATACATCTACGTATACTTTAATCAGTGATACAGATATACCTGAACCAGTTACGCTAAATACAACAGTAGTTATTTTAAGAGAATTTTCTGATAGCACTCCTGATGAAACTGAAACTACTGTAACTCCTAATAACACTTCATTTACTAGAAACGAAATTGTAAAAGATAGAGATACGATTCAACCTGAATCATATAATGGACGTGATGTAACTTTAACAGAAACATACTATGAATTTACAAATTATGAAATTATAGAAGATGTTTCTGTCAATGTAGAAGTAATAGATCATGGTTCATATACAGAAACAGTAACTACGACTACTACAACAGAACTTTTTAATATAATAACTTCTTACAGAATAGATGAACAAACTTCTTATTCAGATAAAATAAGAAGACAAAGTATGTTATTATATAAAATAGGAGAAGGTGTTACCTCTTTAGATAATTTAGTAGTTGAAGACATTACTGATACTTCTAGTGAATTTTATCCTGCATTAGTGCTTAGAGATAGTAATCAATCTGTAAGAGATACAGAGTATTATGATGATACTAAAAATTTATATAAAAAGTTAAACGGTGGTAATGTAGAAGATGTTCTTCAAGTTATTGAAGATAATCCTGATGTTAATGAAATAGATTTTGCTTTTTTACAGCTTGGTTTTGCTATAAATACTTCTAAACCAGAGGAGTTAAAATACATTTATAATTTTTTATTGTATTTGACGAATTATCAGACTAACACATTAAGTGAATATAACGCTTGGCGTAGTAATGCTGAATTTAAAATGGGTATTAGAAATGCTATGGAAGCTGCTGAAGCAGCAGGGGAAGAAAATATTACTGTTGCTTACAGAGATTACATGATTTCTCAAGGTGTTAGTGGTAGTTTTGCTATTAGAAGATCATGGGATTTAATCTCTAACTTTATGGTAATAAATAATAGTTTTGATTTTAAAACTGACTTTAATTTCAATTTAAGTTATAGATGGAACTATATTAAAGAAGATGTGTTTACTGGTTTAGCTAAAAGTGGTGCAGTAGCAGGCGATATCTTTTGGAGTAATACTCCTCCTAATGGCTTAATTCCACTTAAATTCTATTCATTATATACATTTAGCGCAGGATTATTATTCACTGAATATGGTGAGTTAGAACAGTATTTATATTGGCAAACAGATGATAATACATATAAAGTATTAACTGTTTCTGGTTTAGATTTAGTAAATAAAGTTTATGGTGATTATTACACGTTAAATTTACTTGATGACTCTATTAATGACACAGTACCTAGTAAACTTATTATACCGTTACATAGATCAGTATTTAGGCAATATGGAGCTATAAGTAGAAATCAATTAGCTATTCAAGCTATGAATTTTGTATTTAACTCTGTTGTTATTACTAAAGTACGTTGGTATCAAAGAGCAGGATTTAAAATTATACTTATTGCAGTAGTTATTATTATTGTAATAGTAATTACTATTTACACATTAGGTAAAGGGACTGGTCCTTCTGTAAAAGCTGCTGCTGCTTTACTAGCGTCTGTAGGTGCTAGTGCTGCTACAATTGCTGTATTAGCACCTATTCTTGGTTTTATTATTTCAATGGTAGCTGGTTTTATTATAAGTAAACTATTATACCTAGCTTTAGAACCATTAGTAGGGGAAACAGCAGCTAGAATTATATCTAGTATAACTGCAATTATTGTTTCAGCAGGTATGTCTGGTGGTTTTGATTTCACAGCTATTAGTAATGAATTATTAAGAGCAGATAATTTAATTTATCTTACTATGGCTATAGCTGAACCATTAGTAGAACAGAATTATGGTGATTTAGCTTCTTTACAAGATAGTTTAATATCTTTAAAGTCAGAATATGACGCTACCTTAGAATTAATTAAAGATAATACTGAAAATCTTGGTTTAGGTGAAGCTTCTAATATAATGCGTGAAATATTAAGTCAAACTATATTGAATGAAACACCAGATGAATTTTTAGCTAGGACATTGGCTTCAAGTGATGATATAATTGATATGAGCCACAGTATTATAGACAACTTTGTAGATATTAATTTAGATTTAGACAGGAACATAACATGAGTATATTTGATGCTTTAAATACGCAAGGTGCTCAAGGATTTTCATCAAATAACATAACATTTGGGGTAGATGATTTATCTCAATATGGTGGAGGTATTTCTAATAATTTAGGTATGTCTGCTTATACAATTAATCCTACTACTGGTTTAATGGGAAATGGTATGTCTAGTGGTATGCAAGCTTCTGGAGGATTATTTGATAGTATTGGTGGTTTGGGAGGTATTTCTACAGGAGTAGATATTTTATCTAAATTAGGTGGAATGTATTTAGGTTATCAAGCTAATAAACAAGCACGTAAACAAATGAAATGGCAACGTGGTGTCTATGAACGTGAGCTTGATAACAAAATTAAAGACTATAATACTTCATTAGAAGATAGAATTAGAGCTAGATACGCTACAGAGGGGCGTAGTGCAGAATAAGCAGAACAACGTATATCTGATAGAAGATTGGATA